CACACGTAGGTGGGTTGTGAAGCCCCCACTGTCAAGCACCGAGAAATCGGTGCCTTGCACGTTGCCGCCGCTCGAGCCTACGTCAAGCCCGATCGTGAAACTCTGCATCCGTAGGTTGTTGATGAAAGCCAGTGCGCTATTGCCGTTGAGCAGTAGGCCCGTCGTACCCGTGGTCAGAAACACATCGCGCAATCCCACTTGATAACTGGCGCCATCGCACTTCACGCCCGTTGTGCAATTCGCAACCACGCAATCCACAATCGCAGGTATGCCCGCCGTACCCCCAACGTTGATACCGACGCCGCCCACCCCGCTAGCGTTTGCCAGCGTAAGCCCCTCAACACGGTGCGTACCGTTGACGGTGCACAGTGCCGCGGTCGTGGTGCTTGCGGACAAGATCACGGCCTCGGAGCCGCCCACGCCCACAAGGCTCACGTAGTTGGGCAACGTGAAGGGGGGCGTGGAATACACCCCCGGGTGCACCACGATCACGGCTGGGGCGGAAGCCGAGGGGGCGGGGCTCAGATTGTTGGCCGCCGTGATTGCGTCGGCAATACTCGTGGCGTCCGCGCCAAGCGCCGTCTTCGCCACCACCACCGCGCGGTCGGGATTGTACGGGTTGACGCCCACAATGGCCGTGCCGTTGCGGATCAACGCGTAGTTGTCGGGGACACTGCCAACCGACAAGTTGGTAGGTCCGCCCGTCTCACGGATCAAGTGATCATGGTCCGCGCGGCTGAAGCTCCCTGAGCTCCCCTCTGCGTTGCTCCCACCAATACCCTGCGAAGGCGCAGCGCACGTGATCGCATGTTGGTGATCTTCTCGCGCGGGCTGCGTGCCGCTTCCCGCGCCCCCCGCGTCGTCGGGGTCTATCGAGCTCGGGGTTGCGTTTGAGAGCGTAACCCTGTCATCGCTGTTAGTGACGAAGCGGTTGCTATTGTCTGGGGTCCCATCCGTCCCTTGCAACGCATCCTTTTCGTCGTTCGTTACCCCAACAGGAATAGGGCTTCCCAGCGTCGGCATGACTCCCCCTCATATCGGCCACGCAAGCGCGCCAAACGTGATCCCGGCTACCGTGAGCCCCAGCGCAATCGCAGCCCAATAGCGCTTGCGATAGACCGGGAGTCGAAAGCCCAACCACGTCACGGTCGCCGTAGCGGACAAGAGCGTTATCGCGGAAACCGCGGGATGGACGGGGCGCCAAGGCACTCCCGTCACCCAAAAATGACCGATCAAAACACCGGCTAGAAACGGCAACGCCCAATAGCGCCGCCCCCACTGATTCACCACGTGGCTTATCGTGTCGTGCTTGTTGGGTACGTCGTTGGTTGCCGCGTACAGAGCCCACGCTATGAGTCCGACCGTAGTGCTCAACAGCAAGAAGATCGTTATGTGGCGCGGATCAACCAAGCTTATCCTCCATACGTAGCACCAAAGCGATCAGATGTTCGATACGCTCACCAATTTGAACGCGGCACTGTCGCTCTGAACTCAGAAGCTCTTGAAGCTGCACCCGCTCAAGCCTAAGCTCTTCGCGGAACGCCTCCCGCGTTTCCCGCAAATCATCACGGAATGCGGCTTGCTGCTGTTGAAGTGCCGTTTGGAAACCCTCCGCTAACCGCGGGATGGTATGCTTGAACGTCCTTTGCACCACCCACACGACAAGAGAAAACGCGCCGCCCGCAAAGCCAAGCTCAAGAAACCCTTTCACTGCTTCCGGTGTCATGTCTTACCTTTCGCGGGCGACGCATTGTTTAGCCGCGCCTCTGAAACGCTAGAATGTCCACGGTAGCGGTATTGGCCGCTGCCTTGAGCCACAATCCCTGGCATTCCATCGGCGCCGCAAACTCTCCGTTGGGATTGTTGGCACCCTCCTTTTTCACGGTGAAATACTTGGTACCTCCCACCGCGTTGAAGTCCGCTTGCGAGAAGAAGATCCGCAGATCTTCGCCCGTCACGCGCATCAGCACAAACGAAGTGACGAAAGGAAACTTGTAGAAGCGGCCCGTCGTTGTCACCGCGGCATTGATCAGCGCGGGGACGCCGCCCCGAGTCTGCAAGACGCTCATTGCGAGTCCCCCCTAGTCGCGGCTCAGTCGCCGAGTGCAAGCCAGTGAACGGGAGTCGCCGTAACTCCGGGCGTCACGCCGTCTGCGTTGACAACCTGCAAGGTGGCCTTGTACTTGCCGCCCGCGGGGGGCTCGATCAGCGTCACTGCCACTGTTGCGTCGGTCGCAATCGGCGCCGCTCCAAGCGTCGCCACAATCGTCTTGATCTTGCGAAGGCCCGTCTCGATCACGAGCGATCCCGTGACCGTCGCAATCCCTCCCGAGACTTCGGGCAGGTGGGTACTCATCGGCGCTGTCATGTCGTTTGCTCCTCACTGCCGTACATGGCGGCTGTGATGTTGGCGCACAGTGTCTCAGCACTTGAACGCGGGCCGAATTTGACTTCGTAGGCCCGCGCGCACGCGCGTAGCCATTTCAACGAGTAGGTGGGTTTGGGGTCGGCCCATTCTTCGCCTTCGGCGGCGGGGATCGGTGGATCTCCGTTACTTTGGGGCGCCGAAAGGGCCTCCCCCGCACCCGTGTCACCAGGGGACGGTGAGCACTCTTGTGGCTCTGCCGGCGTGTCCGCGACTGGGGCGGGGGCCTGCAAATCCGGTGGCAACGCAGGGGGCAGAATCGGGGGCACGGTCGATTGCTCGAGCTCGGCCGGGGGCTCCATTGCTCTCGGCTGCGTAGGCTCTTCTCGCTCGAGAATTTGCCCGTGCTTGTCGATTAGCTGGATACGCGCACCCGGGGGCCTCCCCCCTGGCGCACGCCCGCGTGGGGTCCCGTAGGGCTCCCACACGCGTGAATTCTGCAAGAGCTTGTCCGCGTCCGCGGGCTCCAGGTCGGCGGGCTCTTCGGTGCCGTCTAGGCACAAAGCCCCATCCTTTCCCACGACGAAAAACTTGCCGTTGCAGAGTATCCGTTTCTCTGCGTCCCTTTCTGACTTCGCTTGGATCTGCATAGTCCCGTCCCCTCAGTCGCAAATTGAACCGGCTAGAGTCTGACCTATGGCGTGCTACGGAGTGCCTACGACACCCGCGGGCCTGCCAACATTCTTGAAAAGCACGTTTTTCCCGGGAGAGTACAAAACCGGGACACCGTACAACAGGATCATGAACCGGATAGACGTGTCTATCGTGGCAAGCGGCACCTTCACCATAGGTGCCAATTGCTTGAAACTCATGTTCTCCAGGTTTTGCTGGAACATGAAAGCCGAGGTCGTGTACGGCAATGACGCGTTGTAGTCATTGAGAATGAGCTCGGCCGCACCCGTCGTGTGGGGCACGCGCAGAATGAGCCGCTCGGAACCAGCCGCGCCGCCCACCTTGGAGCGATAGATCTCCCACCAGTCGGGAACGTTGGCGCCCGCGGTCAGACCGAACGTCACCTTGTCGCCGGCCGCTACGGTTACAGCCGTTGGGCCTGCCACAAGGATCTGCGCTGCGCTGCGACCGTACCGATTCACGGCCACGATCGAGTAGTAGTAATCGCCCGCGTCTTCGGCCGCAAACTGCGACAGAGCGTCCGCTGGCGTGGTCGGCGCCGTCGACACAGTGAAAGCGCTGGGCCGTGTCGCCGTGGGTCCGCGCGCCACTGCGTTTGGCGCACCGCCGTCGTCAATGAAGGTATCTGCTTGGAACCGTACGTCACCGGCGGGCGATGTGAACCCTTGTATGTCAAGCCCCACCAAGCCCCCACTCGTCTTGGTAAACAGGTCATACCGCTCTTTCGGGAAAAACACCTTAACCAAGTCCGCTTTCGTGCGGGGGTTCAGGTACAAATCCGTGGGGGTCCCGTAATTCGGGGAATCCTGGATTGTCAGCGCTCCATCGATCAACACGTCTTCGGAAAGCGGCTGCCCGCGCATGTCGATGATGTTCGCCGCGGGGGCGTTGTCCTCGAGTAGCTTCTCGTACCCGTCGAACTGAAGCGAGCTCAGATCTGATCGAGCGAAGAAAAGCCCCCGCTCGATGATCCGCAGAAGATGCATGGTGCCGTTCACGGCCTCGGCCGCGAGCACGTTCCCATGGGCCGGCTTCACAAGGGACATAACGTGCGTGACGCGCCGCGTAGTCCCCAAATACTTCACAACACTGAATTCCCTGGAATACGTCGTATCGTCCTCACTGGGGAGGTCGCCTTCGTCGATGTAGCCCGCATCCGGGTTTTCCCCGTAACTGCGGATTCTGTTGTATTCCTCGACAGTATTGTAAGCCGGCAATTTCGGGATATTCTTCCAAAACCGGATATGCTCCATCCGGTAGGTCACGTTCTTGAGCGTGGATTCCAGAGACTCCACGCGCAACGCGAAGCCGTCGCCGGCCGTGATAGAGCCTGGGGGATCTCGGTCCTGCCCCGCGTTCAGAGCTTTGTTGAGCTGGTCAACGTCCTGCTGCGTCGTCGCGCCGAACCCTTCGATCCCGTCGTAGTCTCGCCACGAAACGAGGTTTCCCTGCGTATCCATCTGTCGATCTCCTCTGCCCACTAGGGCTTGTGTGTTGCCTCCCTTCTCCAATCGCGTGGCTTGATACTGTCGCCGTCTGACCTAGTGGGCAGCGGCCTTGCTGCGCTCTTGCCGCCACTGCATCACGGCGTTGAGCATGGGTCTGCTGATTTGATGGGTCTGCTCATACTTGGCCGTCGCCAAGGTGAGATCCTCGCCGAACGGCGTGGCCCCTGGATTGCCCTTCTGGACGCTCTCTTGCATCATGCCGTCAAGCGCTTCGAGCACGTCACTCTTGCGGAGCTGCTCCGCGTCGCCCGCGGGCGGGCTGCCGGCAAAGCTCTTCTGCATGACTTGCCCGGGTTGCGTCCGCACACCGAGACTCTTCGGGCCCCGCGCGGGGACCGAGCCCATGGCCTCCACCTGCTCCGCAAGCGACTTGACCATGGAGCCGATATCGTGCACCGCACGCGCGAGCACGAGCCCAAACTCATGGTGGCGATTGTCACTCTCGCGGATCTTCTCGCCAACAACGTGAAGCGACTTGACGAGCTCTTGATGCTGCTCTTGCAGGTAGTCGGACACGTCGAGAGCCTTGGCGAGCTCTTCGTTTTCTTGAAGCGACTTCACAATCTCATCCCCCGGATCTGTGGACGCTGCCGACTCCCCGCCGAGAAGCTCGAAGAGCTCTTCACGCTCCGACTTGGAAAGCTCCCGGTCGGCTGCGCTCTTGAGAAGCTCCTCTCGCCGAGACGGCGGGTCGTCGGCCTTTGCCACGGCTTCGAGCCGATCAAGGCTCTTTTGCAAATCGTCTGCGGTGAGCTCCGATTTCTTCATGCCGCACCCCTTCTCGGTGTCTTCGTTCATGTCCTCTTCGTCTTCGGTGTCCTCGCCCTCGTCCTCACCGTCTGGGGGCATCTGCTTTGCCATCTTCTGGCCCTTCATGGTGTCGTCGTACCCTTTGCCCTTCATGCTGTTTTTCTCCTCAAAGTCTGCCGCTACGCTTGAGCGCTTTGGTGGTTGCCAAGAATCGCTCGACCGTCGCGGGGTCCATTGCTGGGCAACGCGCACGCACCCAAGCTCGCGCCTCCGAATCGGTGAGCGACTTCGAGAGCTTCTGTTTCCGCTTCCGCTTGCGCTTCCGCGGCTCATCTTCTTTTTCGTCTTGCTCGAGCGATTGCCCGGTGATCACCTGCCCTGCCCCCTCCCCAGTCGCCGGGCCGGTGGGGGCAGCGTTGCCCGCGGGGGGCGGGCCCATCGAGAGCGCCTTTTCAAGCGTCGCCACCCGGGCCTCGAGCTCGTCGGGCTCGGCGTGCTCCACCGCGGTGATTGAACGCTGTAGGAGCTCGAGCCCTGCCTCCACATTGACCGGGCAATTTGTCACCGCCACGTTGCGCACAAGGGCTTTGGCGATGCGCTTGCCGACGTATTGGGGCCGCCCGTCCGGGCTTTTCTTGAGCACCGTTTTAGGGCCCGTCCGTTGCTTGATCACACCCTCGACCGAAAAGCCGAGACTGCGGCCGGTGCCCTGTAGCGCCTTGCCGAGCTGCCAGATCCGATCCGCCCGCGGCGTGTTGAGCAGATAGCCCTCGGTCCAATGGCAATCGTTCTTTGCCTGCTTGCCGTTGGGTAACAGGTCGCCCTTGCGGAAACGCTGCACCTTCTCGGGGTAGCCCAAGATCCCATCGGTCTCCTTGGTGTGATTGTCATTGTACCAACCTGCGGCCAAAAAATCGGACCAGTCGAGGCCCGATTGCTCGATCTCCTCGCCGTGCCGGTCTTCGCTCCGCGTCGTCGTGACGCCGCCAATACGTCGTTGCTTGCCGGCCTCCGCGTCTGCTTTCTCGAAGAAGGTAACGGGGATCTCGAATTGAAACGGTAGCCCTCGCATGGTCCCCCCCGGGCACAAAAAAAGGGGTGGACGCCCGCGGTTCGTTTCGCGTGCATCCACCCCTAACGGATCTCCAATCGATCCCTAACGGGTCCAACGGCTTGCGCCT